GCTTGGTAAGCTACACTGCCTTGCAGAGGGCTGAGTGATAGCCCCATTGATTGATACTATGCCATAAATAATAGTTGTGTGCAAGTGTTTTTTTTGATAGCATTGTGCTTGCATTAAAAGGAGATACTAGATGGATGCAAAGGGTAGTTTCAGAAAGAATTTAAAAAAGGTTAAGGACAGTGATCCTGATCTAAAGGGTAAGTGGACAGACGCAGAGGGAAGGGTTTACTGGTTGTCTGTGTGGCGTAATGTGGATGAGGATACTGGAGATATTTGGTTTAGTGCCAAGTGTGGGGATGAGGTGCAAGAGCAGACTGCTCCTGCTAGACAATCTCCTCCAAGAGCTGCTCCACCTAAGACATCAAGAACCCAAACTGCAATAGAGCAGATGGATGACGATGTACCGTTTTGATTAAAGGGGCAAAAGCGGATGCTTGGTCTACACCCAAGTGCAGCGAGTAGCCCCACCTTTATGACTGAAAAGCAAGAAAAGAAAAACAATGGCACGTATCCCAGCGTTCGAGGCTGGGGTGGTGTGCGTAATGTTATGCAAAGAATAGAGCGCAGCCAGACCATTGTGGCCAATAGGGAAGCTGTTGCGTATAGCTTACTGACAATGGCTAATACCAAGATTACAGATATCTTTGAGTGGGACTCGATGGGTAACGTCACAGTTAAAGCATCGAAAGATATCCCAGAACACGCACTGCAAAGCATTAAGAAGATCAGCCAAAAGGTTGATCGAGATGGGAACTCTACAATTGAGCTAGAGTTGTTTGATAAGGTAGCAGTATTGCGGATATTGGCCAAGGCCAGTGGGCTACTGGATACCCCCGATGATGGACAAAAGCCAAGTGTTATTGGTGTCAATATTCATGGCCCTGATATACAAGATGTGGAGACTCATTGAGCAATCCTGATCAACTCACAGGCATCAACATAGATCTTAGATCTAGCCCCACAGCATTTAAATTCTTGCAAGACAAAAACTTTGTCTCTGGCCTCATGGGTCCAGTCGGTAGTGGCAAGTCCTATGTCTGCGCTGCCAAAATTATGATCAAGGCTGTCCAGCAAAAAGCTTCTCCTGTGGATGGCATTCGGTATAGCAGATTTGTAATTGTCAGAAATAGTTATCCAGAACTCAAGACCACAACCTTAAAGACCTGGGCAGATCTCTTTCCTGAGAATGTCTATGGTCCTATTTTGCACACTCCACCTATCACGCATCACATTAAGCTGCCACCCAGAGGAGACGCTGCAGGCATTGACTGCGAAGTGATTTTCTTGGCGCTTGACCAACCTAAAGATGTCAGAAAGTTGTTGTCTCTAGAGTTGACTGGCGCCTGGGTGAACGAGGCTAAAGAATTGCCCAAAGCTGTGATTGATGGTCTGACTCATAGGGTTGGCAGATATCCAACCAAACGAGATGGCGGTGCAACATGGCATGGTATCTGGATGGATACCAACCCAATGGATGATGACCATTGGTGGCACAAGATTGCCGAGAAAGAACCCATCATTGGTAAGTATGCTTGGAAGTTTTACAAGCAGCCAGGCGGTGTAATTGAAGTGCCATCAGATTTGCTACCTGAGAACCCAGAAGCTAATGATCATATCTTTGCATCTGCTAAGTGGTGGAAGATTAACCCCAAGGCTGAGAATTTAAAGAACCTACCCCCTGGTTACTATCTCCAACAGCTACCAGGCAAAACACTAGATTGGATCAGATGCTATGCCGAGGGCAAATATACCTTTGTGCAAGATGGTAAATCTGTTTGGCCTGAGTACGATGACAACATAATGAGCGCAGATCTTGAGCCTGATCCTAATCTACCTATACAGATAGGGCTAGACTTTGGTTTGACACCAGCTGCAGTCTTTGGCCAACGCCATCCTAGTGGCCAGTGGCGTGTCTTGCATGAGATTGTTACCTTTGACATGGGGCTAGAGCGCTTTGGCACTGCACTATTGGCTGAGTTACAGAGTAAGTTTCCCAAGTATGAAGTGCGGATATGGGGCGATCCTGCTGGTTTACAGCGAGATGCAATCTATGAAACTACAGCATTCGAGTATTTGCAAAGTTTAGGACTCAGAGCAGAGCCAACAGCTACCAATGACTTTAAGGCCAGACGAGAAGCAGCCTCCGCACCCATGAATAGACTGGTTATGGGTAAGCCTGGGCTACTGATCAACAAGAATTGCAAGTTATTGCGTAAGAGTTTGTCAGGTGGCTACCACTTTAAGAGGATTGCAGTGGGTGCTGGACAAGAAAGGTTCAGAGATACACCTAATAAGAATGAACACTCACACGTTGGTGACGCATTTGGGTACTTGCTTACAGGTGGTGGTGAGTATCGTCAGCTTACAAGGGGTACAAACCGCACCAGTAGCAAGACATTTGTTGCACCAACCATAGCAACTGACGATTTTGATGTCTTTGCCTAGCGTATTTGACTCTTTACCCGAAATGCCTGGTTTGTCATGGGTTCCATTCCATGCAGGCCATGTTGCCGTGATGAATGTCAAAGCTCAGAACTTTCAAGCAGTCTCTAAAGCGGTAGATATTGGTGCAATGATGGAAATGCAGTCCAGACTTGGTAATGCTATCACTGCGATCCTCCACGGCAGACCCGTTGCCTGCTTTGGCTCAGTCCCACTGTGGGTGGGGGTTGAGGAGATGTGGTGTTTTATAGAGGAGCGAGGGCGAAAATACCCAAAGACTTTGACAAGAGCTGCCATTTGCTATCGTGATTACAGAGTGATAGCTAAAAACTTGCACAGGATGCAAATTACTGTACGATGCGAAGACTTGAGAGCTGTGAGGTGGGGTACTGGCATTGGCTTTGAGATAGAAGGTCTGATGAAAAAGTATGGCCCTGATCAAGCAGATTTTTTTATGATGTCAAGGAGTTAAACATGAGTTTTTTATTGCCTAGTAGTGGATCTTCAGCAGCAGCCGAGAAACAAATCGAGTTGCAAAAAGAGCAGATTACTAAACAAGATACACAACTTGCTGCACAAGAAACTAATCTTGCACAAAAGACTCAAGCTGGCATGAAGGCTAGACGAGGTGGCGGTTTACGCTCATTGCTCTCATCTGAACGCACAGATAGTGAACTTGGAGTTACTTCTAAACTGGGTGGAATGTAATGCCAGACCACATGAAATCCAAGATGCAAGACAAAGTGCATAAGGTGATGAAAGAGTATTCCACTGGAAAACTCAAATCTTCTAGCGGTCAAAAGGTCAAGTCTCGCCAACAAGCAATTGCTATTGGTATGAGCGAGGCCGAGGCTCTCAAGAAGAAAAAATAAATGGCAGTGATTTACGTCACCAGAGAGTCTGAGAATCAGAGCGCACAACTTATTGCTCTGACTCATAAGAACAATGCTGGCGTACAAGTAGTAGGTGGGGCTGATGCTCCAACCATTACTATTGATGTAAACCACCAACGCAACCATGATGGCCGAGCGTTTTATGCGTACAAGATTGCATCTGATACTGTTCCACTTGCAGCTGGCGCCAGCATTGATATCGTGTTGGCATCTCCATCTGGTGTATATCCACACGTAACGCTAGATGCAATGTCTCTTGGTGATGCAGAAATGTACATCTATGAAGGCACATCTACAACTGGTGGCACAGCGTTTACTGCAGTTAACCGAAACAGAAACTATACAGTGAGTAATCCTAGCCAAGTGGCTATGGTAATCAACCCAACAGTAACGTCTGTTGGCACTGAAATAAACGCATTGATTATTCCTGGTGGATCTGGCAAAAAAGCTAGTGGTGGATCTGGCGGTTTATTAGAATTTGTTTTAAAACCATTGACCAACTATCTGTTTAGATTAACCAATGTAAACGGCACTGCACACGCTGCTTACCTAACCCTAGAGTGGTACGAATAATGGCAACAAACATGATGATGCAAGCTGAAGATGAAGCTGCAGGCGAAGGTGAATACCAATGCCCACTGGCTACCAGTGATGTTAAAACTAATTTGAAAAACAGAAACTGGGCATTTGAGAATGTCGGCTATGGGCCAGCTAACCCTCTTGATGAAAAAAACAACGAAGTATTTTGGTTGCGTAAAGCGGTTATCTGGGCTACTGTGCTTGATGAGGCAAGAGGTATGCGTTGCGGTAACTGCGCTGCATTTATTGAAACGTCATTCATGCTCGACTGCATCAAGAACGGCATTGAAGCTAAGAACCCTGCAGAGGAGTCTGGCTATGACGAGGATGTTATGCAAGCTGCACAACTAGGATTTTGCGAGTTGTTTCACTTTAAATGTGCGGGTACACGTGTATGCGATGCGTGGCTAGTTGGTGGGCCAATCAATGATGAATTACAAGCAGATGATATGAAAGACTAATATGGCTAAGATGAGTGTTGAGCAAATACTGCAAAGGCACAAGCTGGCGCAGAACAAGAAGGATGACTT